TCATACACCCAAGCTGCTACTTCAACCCACTCATCCTCCTTTACGGAGATTGTAACAGATGGTTTATGTTCACACCAACTCGTTGCATAAACTTTCCATAGTTCTAATTGTTCCAATGCAGTCATGTCCATACGACATATTGCTCCTTTTGGAGTTTTCATTGGAAACGAAAAAACTGTCGTATGTTCTGGTTTTGTCACATCTACCTCATTTGGAAATCCCATATCTTGCATGAGTTTACACAGAGGATCTTTATTGTCCGCTCTTACGGTACGGATATAAAAAGGATTATGCCTGGCATGAATACCAGAAGCAGAATCAACAAGCTGAGAAACAGTACCACTAGGTTTGACACAAGTAATGGCTGCACTAGTGGGGATTCCAAGTTTTTCAGACCATTCTTTATTCGTTTCATAAGCGATATCTCTAAGTTCTTCTAACAGGGTATCTAGTCCCTTTTTAGATCCATTTGTAAGAGGACTATCCATTATTCCTGTAAGTGATACTCCCAATAATCGTTCCTCGTCACAATTCTTTTTCCACTCTCTTGAAAGATATTTGAACTCGGTAAGGGTAGATTGAAATGTTCCAAGGATAGCCGCAGTTCTAACTTTTTCTTTGAGAGATTCGCGAGTGTCCTCTCGTCTGACAACGCACTCAGACAGGTTGCAGAATTCTCGTGACCGTAAAATGATCTCGCTGCATGGATTTGTACCAAAGTCCTCTCTGGCAACTCGTCTAGTAATAAATCCTCCATCTCCATCTTCGTACCTCTCATTTAATTGTTCAACTGTGTTTTTGGCTGACATACCATTATAAATTCCTCTTTCTCCTGACTTGGAGTCATAGAGGGATAACCACTCTCGCATAAAAGTGCCAACGTCTGGTTTTTCTTTGTAGTTGACTGAGTTGTTCGCAAGGGCTCTTTGGACGTTGTGATTATACCAATCACCGTGCTTGGCGAAACGCATCTCACGATCATTAAGATTAGATAGACTAATAAGAGCAGATCTACGGACACCACCTACAACCACAATTTCTGCAGTCTTACATACAATGTCATGACATTCTACTGGTTTTAATTTCCTACCTAAAGCGTTCTTAAAAGTATTTATTGTAAATTTAAACAAATCTACCAATGGTGCTGGGCCAGAAGCCCGTCCACCAAAGGTCTTGAGGGGTGCACCGGCTTCTCTTACCTTAGATACATCCCACTTTGGAATATGACCACCATATAACAGTGATATCAATTCTTTAAATGCCTTTGCCCATCCTAACTTTGAATCTGCAACAACAATAAGAGTATCAGTATCATATAGTTCATCTGGTACTACTGGTAGTTGATTGGTGTGTTCTTCTTCTACAGAAAATCCTACTCCTGTGCCATTCATCAATACATAAAGGATTTCATCAAACGATCTTGGACTATCTACCTTAGCATAAGAACAATTATATCCTGCTACATTTTCTTTCTTGAGAGCTGGCCCCGCAGTCATAAGACATCTCATTGATGGCATAACTTGAAGGTTCTTAACTGCGTTTTCTAACTCTGTTCGTTCTCCGTTCTCTAATTTGTAATCGTGTTTCTCTTGTAAGTGTTCTGTAAAAAAATTAAAATATCTACCAACTGTCTCATCCCATGTTTCCCTTCTTCCTTGACTGTAATCCCATCTAGCGTATCTGGATAGGTGGATGTATTCTTGATAAGTGGTGGGTAGTCTCATTCTTTTTCTCCTTGCTTTATTTTTTCTAAAAATTCTGTTGATTCTCTATCCGATAGATTGTACTTATTCATAGTCCAACTACCCTGCATATTCTCCCTAATAATTTTCATTTCCTGTTTTGAGAATGTTACTGCGTCTTGTCTATAATCTTCAAATGCTTCACAACATATAGGAAAATTTGGTTTAACCAACTCATACATTGCATCTGCGTAGTCTCTAATTTCTCTTTGAGCATGACTATCAGCTCTCAATTTTACAAAATGAAAGAAATTGTGTAAATCAATCTTCCATATACATTCAGTGTAATTAGCAACAGGTAACACCGCTCTCGCCAATTCTCTGGAAAGATCTTCTTCTAATAGGACTTGATATGCAATAGTAGCATTGTCATAAATCCTATTGAATTCAAATTGCAGTGAACCTTTGTTCGGTAGAACTTCATCTTCTCTACCTTGGTTATTTGTTGTGGATTGTTTGGCGAGGTAATCACCCTCAGGCAGATAAAATTCATTACTCATCACTGAGTAACGGCCAGAATACTCGTTTAGGTTTGCCGTCCTGTGTCTTACGAGTTGTCTCATAATGAAAATTGGTAATTTCAAATGGAACTTGACTTCACACATCTCAAAGGGTGAGGTATGTTTGTGTCTCATTAGGTAACGGATAAGGTTCCGCGTTTGATTTACCTTTCTTGTTCCTTCTCCATAACTAATACGAGCAGAGTTCTCTACTTCTTCATCGTCACCCATCACATCTAGAAGTTTTACAAATCCTAGTTGATGAATATCTTTCATACCTAAACTTTTTTCCAACTTTTCACCTCCCACTCACCCCGCTGACCAGAGTAAGTATTTGTATTTATAATTTCAACTAACCGAGCATCCTTTATACTGGTTAGAACCATGTCATTGATATCTTTACTAATAACAGAATTGGGCCATACCACAACCTTCCAACCATTCTTCAAGAACCTTACCATACTTTTTACTATTTGAAAGTTTCTTGGTTCATTATCAAATATGAGTGTGGTCTTGTTTTTATTGAGGATACTCAAATCGGACATATCTGCACCAGCCATTGCAAGACAATTTGGAAGGAAGAACGAATCAATTGGCCCTTCTACCAAATATGTATGTTGGTCTGAATTCCACCTTTCAAGTCCAAATACTTTTGGTGCATCTTCATGTACCTTGACTGTCACATATCTGATCTTGGATTCTTGTAGGGCCCGCCCTTGAGCTCCGATAAGTTGGTTATCTTTATCGAAAAAGGGTATCACTAGCCTAGGTTCTTTATTCATCAAAGATGAGTAATCGACTTGACATACTGAAAGGGCCCAATTCTTGAAATCTTCTGCATAGAAGATTTTGTTCATAAATTGTTGAGGTATTACTCTATGTTCACAATAAACTCTTGCATAATGTTCTTTTGGTAATGACTCTATAGATGGTAAATCTATATGGGTTTTCTTTGGTTTGAATTTTGGTGATTCAAATTTGAACTCTGGTGCTTTAGATTTTCTTTGACCAGTTTCACCTGCTCTGTATCTCTCCATGATATATTGTTTATGGAGAAATGGATCAAGGTCTTTGATAAGATTACCTACAGACTGACCTACACCACAATTATGACATTTAAAGAAAAGGTCTGTCTTCTTACGATAAACATAACCTCTTGCTTTAGATTTTGATTTTTGAGAGTCTCCACATTGAGGACAACGAAAGTTCCAGAGATAGTCTCTGACTTTCTTGAAGCGGTCTAATCGTGGAGAGAGAAGACTCAGATATTTTGTATCGGTAATAATACTCATGATGTGGGGGATAAGATGTCAGTCAATATAATAATTATACCATAACTTTTAGAATTTGTCAACCCCTTCTGTTGATGGCATGTTGATTTTTTATCCAAGCATTTGCTGCTCGGCTGGTTGGTTTTGTATCAATTAGTTTTCCAATTTCTACAAATATTTTAGTGAAGATATCATCACCAGCATGATTATTGTCTACTAAGAGAAAACTACTTCTACCGAAATAGGACTGAAATTTTCCCATATTCTTTTGAACTGCATCCCACATCTTTTTCACTTCATCCTCATCTAGACTTCTAGGCCGTGCTTCATTTCTTTGTAGAGCAACATCTAAAGAAGTATTGACAAATATCATATAGGTATCATATCCTATCTTTCTAAGCTTATCAGATGAATTCTTTATCTTATTATAATCTTTACCAGTTCCATCAATCAACATTCCAAGGCGACCTTCCATATAATTCTTTTCTTGTTTGGCGATAAGTGCTTTGGCTCTGTCTCTTATGGCTTGACCTTCATCTGAATATATGTCCGCTACAGTAGTTGCTTTACCAGCATCTTTTAACATTTTAGTGAATAGTGGGTCTGAGTCAATTACCTTTAGTCCGTAAGGGCTCATCTTAGAACCTGTCCCTGCTGCACCAGACGCTTGAGAAACATGAGATTTACCAGAGCCAGGCCCACCAGCAGTGAAGAATGCTTTGAATATGCCTGGGTCTTCGACTCCTTCGTATAATTTTATAAAATCTTGAAATGTTTTCATCTATTCCTTCATCGAATTTGGATACCACTCTGGTAATGGTTTTGTTCTAATCCTAGCGGAATACTCTTTTTTGGCTTGGTCTTTATTCAATTTAACTTTGCCATCTACTAAATCTCTAACAAAACCAAGAGTTGCTGCATTAGCATATAAACTACCACATCTTGCAGTGACTTCCTTTTTCAAACCATCATAGATTATACTTCCAGATGCATGACCAAGAATTTCTATCAACTCATTAGGGACTTGTATTTTCATTGAAGAATACACATAATCCCTGTGTGGTGCGGGAAATTCGTGTGGTATACTTTCATCCACTATCCATACTTCGCTGAATGGTGGTTCAATAGAATTCCAACTTAAACGTGTTTCAGTCATTTCATCTGGTTCACCAAAAACTTTGACTAGATCTTCTGCATACATTCTTGCGTCTTCATGTCTCCAATTTTTGGTAATGTCAGATGATTTTTGTTCTGTAACGTATTGTTTAAAGTTTTTCATTTCTTTTTTTTCTTCTTTGAAGATGATATAGGTTTAGGCCCATGTTGGTGTTCTTGCATTTGAGTTACCTTCACATCTTCAGCATTGAAAGTGTATTCCTTTCCCTGCACAACAATATGGTATTCCTCAATTTCTCCGTTTTCAGTGAGACTGTGACTTTCTACTTTTACTTCACCCAAACTTGGATGATGGATATGAGTGGCTCAATCGTGTTGAATGGCTTTGTTTGCGTTTGTTGTATTCAGGTCTTTATTGAATTCGTTATATGATTTCATTTTCCTAACTCCTTTTTTGCAACTGTTCTTGTGTATGCTTCTAAATCTATGGCAGCGTCCCACATTTTTGTTGACCACCCCTTAGACTCCGTAAACTCTATCAATTCCTGTTGTTTCTCAGACATCTCAATTTGATCATCAGTCTGAGCTATTGGTATTGGTAATTTAAAAAAGTGAGCTGTCTTAACTTTAATGTTATTGACTACTTGCTCATCCCACGATAAATCGGTTGATCGTTTCTTTGCGTAACTCAACATGGCACTGCTGAATGTATCAATGTTCTTCTTGATAACTTTTTCCATTCCATCCATGTAATCTTTTATTATCAGACTCATTGTTTTTTTATCAACTTTTCTCTCCGCCATTCTCCAAAGTTCCCATACTGTTGCGTTCTCTTGAAACTCACCTCTTTTGAGATATTTCTTAACCAGAGGGTCAAACATTTTCTGGAGGTCTTTCTCTACTGCACTAAAGTTTATAGACCTAGAAGTCTCTTTGAGGTCACTTATAGATGTATATCTTCTACCTGCTTGGTCTAGATGACTCATCACATCACCCGAAGCAGACAATAAAACATCAGCGTCCATCTCTAATACTGAATGAACACCACCTTGAGTTGCAACACCAATATCCATATAACGAGATTGCATTGAGAAAAATGCAGATATTTGTTTTTTCTGTCCTTCCATTTTCGATATATTCCTAACACCATCTCCATCCGTTGTATGAAATACTGTTGCTCGGAGTGTGTCTGGCCATATCCTTTTGAACATAGATGAAGATATAGGAATCATCAGTTGATCATAGTAACCAATTCTTGGAAGAAACAACAAATAGGATAGACTTGTTCCTCTTTCTGTTAGATATTGTTTAAAGGATTTCATTTTTTTTCTTCTTGTTTTGTTCTCAACTCTTTTTCTTCTTCAAAAAGATATATTTGTTCTCTTTCTGATTTTCTATTTTTAGATTCCGGCCATCCCGATAACCACGCGGTGAATTTATTCCATATATTTTTCATTAGTTATCTACCTTTGCTCCAGCTCTCCATTGGTAACAACTCCAATATCTTGCTTTCCACTTAGGTCCGATATCATCATCACAGCTATGTCTTGAACGAAATGCAGCTCTTCGTTTTGGATCATCTCGTTTGATTTCCGAGTTTGGGTCACCGAATCCTAGTTTGATAATGTTTCCTTTATCATTTTTCACATACACATAGAACTTCTTTCTATCACCAGTAGGTGCACGAGTTGGTTCGTTGAGTTTGACCTTCCTACCTTGATACTCAGCTTCAGTAAGTTCGTGGTCAAAACAATCACACTCATTAGCAGAAATTAACTGCCCTCTATCAGTTTTGTATGATATCAATTTTCCGTTTTTGTCTAATTTCACATCTTTGAGATTGAATCGTTTTTCTATACTTTTTTTCTTTACAACATTCACACCCTTAGAAGTTCCATCTCCAGAAACTCTCATGTCATCTAGATATTTTTGAATTTGTACAATCTGTTGACGGCCTGACATCTGAAATTCATTGACTTCTTCTTTTCTTAATCTTGGCTCTGTTCTATTCCAAGTTTGAGTAGTTACCTCAAGATTATCTTCTTCGTTGTTTAGAGGGTCATTATCTTTATGATGAACATCCATCTTATCAAATTTTTCCACTTTGCCTGACTTCACCATCAACCTACGAGCTCTCAATCTAGCTGCATTACGTTCTCTTTGTTCTGGCCGAGCATGATAATTGTCGTATTCTTTTCTGTAGTCTCTGGC